TCTGGGAAACCCCCATCTTTTAATCTTGCCGGCCCCAACCCTGATGTTATTCCTTTCATTACATTACCTTAGAATAATCTACAGCATAGTAACCATCTTTAACGGATACTGCATCTGGTTTAACTTCCAATACTTCTTGAGCTAATACACCCTCTGCTGGTTCTGACTCAGCACCAATGGCTTTACCTTTGTCGTTCCAATCCCATGTGTACCAACTAATTCCAGGTTCTAGTTCGCCAACCTTTTTAATGTTAGTTTTTAAGTCCACATCAGATAAGGCTCCAATTAAAGTTCCAACAGTTCCAACTGCACCAGCCACTTTAGAGAAAGTGCTTGGGTCTTGATAAGTACCACGTTGATATGCGCTTGTACCAGTTCCACCAGATAGTCCACCCATTGGTGATCCAGCAAGTAGTTGTTGGCCTTGTAACAATCTGTTCATTGGCTCGTTGGCAAGTTGATTTGCTCCAGCATACTGTCTTGATAGAGCTGCTTGTTGAGTTGCTTGTCCTTGCTGACCTAATTGGTTCAACATGTTGACTTGATTGCCTAGTTGATTTTGTCCTTGCAATCCTAGTCCTGCAATGCCTTGACCAATCTGTCCGTATTGTTGGCCCATAGCTCCAGATTGTGCGCCTAAACCAGCTAACGCTTGACCGCCAGCCATTTGCTGTGACCCTAATCCACTTAATGCTTGTGCTGTTCCAACCTGTTGTTGGCCGAGTCCAGCCATTTGAGAACCAAGTCCTGCTTGCTGAGAACCAATTCCTGCTTGAGCTTGACCTAATCCTGCTTGCATTGATGCCAATCCTTGTTGAGCACCACGCTGGCTTTCAAATGCTTGTTGAGCTTGGTTTTGAGCTTGACCAAATCCTGCACTTCTAATACCAGCAACAGCCTCAGACGCTCCGCGTCCTGTTTGTCGAGCAAGTTCTTCTTGCGATATACGTCCACGTGATCCACCAAACGCACCTTGAGAGACAGCTCTGTCTCTAAGACCTATGTCTGCTTGCGCTGATTGTCGATTGATGTCTTCTAATGTTTGTTGAACAACTTGATCTTCGTAAGGATTAAAAAAATTTTGACCCATTGATGGGTCGTACATTCCTGTTGACTGCATAGCGCTTTGCTCTGCTCTACCCAATGCACCTAAACCACCTTGAATGGTGTTAGCGCCTTGACCAATAAAACTTTCTGCTTGAGGTAAAAACCTGTCTGCATCTCTAATTCTTTGTTGAGCTTCTTCCGCAGATCCTCTCTGCTGACCAAATAGTCCTCCTGCTTGATCTAATTGACCTTGAAAGTTTCCTAGTTGCCCTGCTTGTTGACGAGCTTGTATCTGCAATGGAGTAAGTCCCGCTGTTTGCTCAATCGGAATGTCTCTTTCTCTTGATATAAGACCTTCGTATTCACCAGGTGAGCCAAAGTAAGAAGCCAATAATCTTCTAGAGTAATCCTCCATGTATGGAGAAACAAAAGAATAACCAGTTTGCGGCGTTGTTATAACGTCAGCTGGAGGTCCTTCTACTGTTTTGCTACTAAAAACGCCCATTATTTATACCTCTTTGCCATTTCTTCGGCTTGTTTTTGATAATCGTACATCTGACGTGCACCTAATAATCTTTGTTCGTATTCATCTTGTGGGTTGGCTCCTGCCATAATGCCCATGCCTCTAACAGCTGCTGCGTTAAAGATAAACTCACCATCGCTTAACATAGCTGGTATCTTGTCTCCTTTTTCTCCACCAGGGCCTGTAACCAACTCTTCTCTTTGAGGATACTCAACGCCATTTTCTCCTGTTCCATCTGCGTAACCATTTACATAGGTTCCATCTTTTGCATATAGTTGGCTTTGTATTCTTCTTGAGTCTAAATCATCTACATAAGTTGCTTCTTTAGGAGGAGCGACTAATGGTGAGAAAGGCACGCCTTTCATTTGTGAATAAAGTTTTGATACTTCGCTTGGATAAAATCTGTAAGCTGCTGGATTTTCATCTCTTGCATTAATTCTAATATCTACACCAGGCTCAGTGTCAGCATAGTTTAATTTAGAAGGATCTGTACCTTCGGTTATTCTGTCTGTTTGTGGGGCTCCATAACCTCTAGCAAAAGCATCATCACGAGTTATAGTATTTTGAGCAGCGTTAACGCTATCAGGATCTGTAATTCCTGCTAAATAATCTTCTAATTGTTGTTCTTCTTCTTCAGTTAAGTTTCCATTATATAAATCTTCAATGCCGTCTAAAAAAGGATTTTGCAAGCCAAAGCCAGTAGCAAACCCGCCGTCATCCATATACATAGGCATCATAGGGGCAAGTCCTCCACCCATATATCCAGGGACATCATATCCAAATCTATTTTCAACTAACGCTGGATTTTCTTTTGCTAGGGCCATTAACCCTTTATTTGCCTTATCTATGCTTTTCATCATAATTTATGTGTACCATTTTTCTACGTCCCAATACTCTGCACTAGAACCAAGATTAATTGTAGTGTCTCCTACTGTTTTTATTGTAACAGAGCCTACAGATGATTGCAGTTCATACCCTTGTGGATTCACAGGTGTATGTAGCTGTACCCATCGATTGCCAGTGTATACCTGTAAAACATCGATAGATGTATTCCATATTACATCACCTGCGTTAAAAGCTAAAGTGGTAATCTCAGAATCATTAAACTGGGGAGTTGCGCTTGGATCAAACTTTCCTAAGTTGATCTCTAGTATTCTAACCAAACGATTAAATATATCTGCGTCAACACCAGCTAACGCCAGTGGTAACCTACTCTCAAGAAGTTTAGCCATTACCTTTCGCCATCAGGTCTAATGTCAAATCTATTTGCCCCTAGCCTCCATTTAAAGCCAGTTCTTGCATTGGTTGCTGCATCATCATCTGATTGAGCTCTAAACACCATTTGTCTAGACCTAGCTCTAACATGATTTTGTTTGGTGGAGCTTGTTACGTCTGTGGTTGCACGCGTGGTTAAACTTTCTCCGGGGAAGTTTCTTGTTTTTAAAACAAAGTTAATTTGTCCACCGCTTGAGTTTGTTCCAAAGAAGTTTACATCTGGAATAATGCGTCTTACAAAACCAACTTGCTCACCTTGGTCAATATCGATATCACCAGATTCAATAAAGACATTGTCCATTGGAATCCCGTCTGCATCGTCTGTACTCTCGTGTGTGTAAATATAATTAACAGAGCTATCTTTGCCTGTGGCCCTAGGTTTTGAAAAAATGCCATCGTCTAACCATGCTGTTCGTGACAGCTCTCCAATGCTCCAGGCTCCTTCTAAATAATTGTAAGTAACGTATCTGTCGTTTTCTATTGATGAGGCTGATGGGTAGAACCAACCAACTTCATTAAACTCTCTGTTGGTAAATGCTACCACTTTAAAAGATTGACCTTCATTAAAATCATCAAGCACATAGTTTAAAACAGAACAAACCAATCTTTTTACAGCACCGCTGTAGGTGTAAAAACCATCTCTAGACATCCAATAAATTGCATCTGGCGCATTAATAGCTCCATTAGGAGATATCAATCCTACATTTTCATTAATAAGGTTTATTCCAAAAGTAAATGGAGCGCCTACAAACTGCATGCTATACAAAGCTGTGTCAGTCCATATTAAAGTTTCTTGTCTTGATCTTAGGCCACCAACAATTTGTGATCCTGCTGACAGCCTTAAAGAACCAGCTGTGTTTGTGGATGTTGGCTCCCATTCTGTAGCACTTTCTTGGTCAGAAAACGCAATAAGCAATGGATCGATTGCACCTGTTCTAGCACTACCCACAATAGGGTCTGCGCCCAAGACAATAACGTGACGATCAATGTCACTAACAATAACTTGAATGCCTTTGGTTGGCGCAAAGTTAGCTCCTGCTAAAGTGGTAATATCAACAGCCCTAGCGCCTAACCCACTGCTTTCATCCCAGTAATATATACCGCCAAATCTTGGGTTAATAATTAAATCTTCGCCAAAAGCATCGTGCGACCACAACCTTAATTGATCTACTTCAGACAAAGCTGTAGCAGATCCCCAAGTTCCTGCGCTCCAAAGTCCTGCGCCCCAACCTGTTGATTCTACATAAACATCAAGGCCTACATTAATTTGGTAAGCAGCATCTGTTGCACCTCCACCATTGCCTGTATCACTACCATTAGCTGTTGCTGAAGCCGTAAAGGTATAAGTATTAGCAGTAGGCACTGCTGTTATTTGATGTTCTTGGTTTAAAACAGCGGCAGTAATTTTGCCTCCGCTACCCAAATTATTAGAATTACTTATGGTTACAAAATCGTTAACAACAGCGCCATGACCTGTATCTGTTGCTGTAATAACAGCGCTTCCAGATGTTGCTGCAAAAGTAGTAACGTTTAAATCTGTTGATCGTATTGGTGTAATGTCATTAAATTCACTACCTTCTTTTATGTAGTATTTAAAAGTAGTACCTAATCCTAAATATTTAATGCCACCTAATGATACCCAAGGATGCAAAGCTCTTGTTGTGCCAAGAAAAGAATTATCTGTATTCTTAAGCCACCCTCCAAACTTTTCAGGCCTACCTTTTCTAAAACGCATTAGATTGCAATCAAACCAACCTCCATCGTTATCATAGTCAGTACCTTCTCTATTAATACCTGGTTTAAATATTGTTTTTTGCAAAGGCATTTTATATATGTTCCCAAGGCTTTCCCTCAAACATTAAAGCTTCTGCTTCTCTTCTTCTGACCAAGCCATCTAGAACTTTTCTTTCACCATTAACTGTAGCTTTGTTCCAACGTTTAAGTTGAGCTGGCACACCTTCATACTCTGCTAGGTTTAATAATTTTAAGGCTGTACTACTTTTTAAGTTTGAAGGGCCTAAATTGTATGTCCAAGAAACCATTGAATCTATTTGATTTTGATTTAAGGGTTGTGTTACCGCATTATTCACATAACTAGTATATTCTTCTAATTCTTTTTCAAGCAAAGCGTCCGCTTCTTCTTTTGTAATTACATCGTTTTCTTTTACATCTTTGGTATGACCATAGCCAATAGTCCATACTCCAGCTGCACATTTGTAAGCTGTAAGCTCACATCCTTCAAACTTTTTAATTAGTGTTATGCCTTCTTTTGATATTTTCATTATATTGCTACTACCCCTGTCAAAGAAGCTATTAATAATGTTGCCATAAAACCAAAAGTTCCAAATACTGCCATTTTTAGCGTTCCATTTAGATCGCTCATTTCTTTTTTTATTTCTGCTGTTTCTTTGAATATGGTCTTCCATCTTTCTTCACATTTTGCCTCGTGAGATTTTAAATCTGAATGTACGTCTGATGCTGTTTTTCTGCTAGTCATTTTTATCAGGGGTGTTTGAAGCACCAAAGTAAAAGCTGATTACAGCACTTGCCAACCCACCTAAGTAACCAAGCACTAAGTTAATTAATGCTTCGCTGTTTTGCTCTGGTGGTTGTAAGGTTACTAAAAAAATATATCCCATAAACCCACCAACAATAACTATGCCCATAATCCTAGCAGTCCAGTCTTTACTAAACTTACCACGAGCGTCTTGTTTGTCTGCTACTTCTAACTTAAATACATCTACTTCAAGCTCTTTCATTTGTAACTCAAAGCCTTGCTCTGCTTTTTTAAGCTCTAGCATCTGTTCTGGAGTGGCTGCTTGTATTGCTTTGTTAATAGATTTTGGGTCTGATTGACAACCAAGTACGCCAGCAATAACAGACGCTGCCTGTCCACCTAACGGCCCACCTAACGCAGAACCAAGCGTAGGGGCTAAAGCACCTACAACATTTTTAATTAAACTAAATTTCATATTATTAACCTGCTAATGGATTTCCAACTTCTAATTTTTTAATATCTCTATCTAAACTCTGAAGGTCTGCTTTAATAGTAGCTATATCAGTTTTTATTTCTGTAACATCTGGTACTTCTACGTTGTCTATTTCTTTTTCTAAAAATTTAACTGATGTTTCTATAGATGCAAAGCGTTCTTCAATAATTTTTTGAGCATTTTCAGTATCGCCTATGCCACCTATTTGAGATTCTAGGTTATCCAATCTATTAACGTATTGAGCGCCCTGGTAGCCGAAGCCGGCAAGCGTTGTAACAATACCTACCAAAGCTATTATTTGTGTTGTTTTATTTTCAAACCAATTCATAACATTCTCCTATAAACGTGGTTGTAGTTTTTTTAAATCAGTCAAAGTTTCTATACTCTGTCCTGCTAACCTATAAAAAGCTAGGGTATTATCTGATATTGTGTTATTAGTATAAATGCTTTTTGGTTCATACCAAACATCTTTTTCTGGAAGTGAAATTAACTTGTAGCCATTAAACCCAGGAACAAAACCCATAACGGCAATAATTGCATTTTCAGATCCGTATTTACCACTTTCTTCTTGTTGTTCTTGAACGCTGTCTTGAGCTGTTTGCAAGTTTTTTGCAATTATATTTTCAACCGTAGTTTCTGAGTTTACGTCTGTATTAACAGAGCTAACAGAAATATCCATACTGTCTTGGGTATTTGTTGCTAC